ACCCGACATGGGAGACATTATTGGAATTGCCGAGAAGGCAGAGGACACCCTCAACACCCTTCTCGCTGACGACGGGTTCAGCCTGTCAAGCGCACGACTTTATGGCGTGACACTCGGTGGAGAGGAAGGCGTAATGCTTTCGTTACTCTCGGAACACCCTGATGTTTACGACTTGCTGGAAAGCAAGAAAGCAAAGTTGGCATTGTCATTTGACTTCATCGGAGTTGTGACAACTGGTTGGGCTGCCCCACTCAATGAAAACGGCGAAGTAGAGGGCGCACCCTCTCAACACGCAGAGCGTCGCCGTGTACGACTGATGGTTATCGCTGACAAGGAAGGCGTAGCAAGCGTCTTGCGTTTTGCTGACACACCTGACGAGGTTGTAACAGACCCAGGCTCGGCTACTGGCTCACTCGCTGACGCTATTCAGAAGTTAGTTCAGTCTTAGTAGAAGTGGCTAGCCCTCTCGGGTAAAACCGAGGGGGCTTTCCGCCACCGTACGAGATAGAGAAACACTTTTGTTTGCGCTCTTGGGGCCCCGCGACCGGCTCTTTGACGCTCTCTCCCTCGGGACTTCGCCGGCATCGGCTTGTGCATTTGTGCTTGTGAAAAAAAGAACTTAGTTTGCAGGTTGGCATTGTGCCTAATAAGCCCTACATTGAAGACATGAGCGAATACGAAATTCCAGAAATGCCCGACCACTGCCATTGCAGTAGCAACGGAGAGTGCAGTGTTTGTCTCTCCCTATTGGGGGAGTCATGAGCGAAACGCTTATCACTGGCGAGATAACCAACGAATGCACTTGTGTGCAGGAAGATGGAGAGCCACAGACCTATTGCTATGGAGACTGTTGGGAGATGTCGGTAGACGACTTCACCAATGTCACCGATGAACTTCGCAAGTCTAACGAAACGGACTACTGGAAGGTAGAGAATATCCGCTTGTGGAACGGCAGTGTTTCAGGACACTTTCACGCTGAAAAAGTTGAGGACATTATCCGAGGCATGGCAGTGAACGGAACTTGGAATATGCGCTACAAAGTATTTAGTGACCGCATTGAGTACAGCCTTGCCCACCACGATGCCCCAATGGGAAGCACGAGCGTGTTACGCCCGATGACGGAAGAAGAGTACGAGGAAGTGAGATGGTGAAGCCTGAACAGCCCCGTGAAGAAGATGGGCAACTCCACGAGAGCAAGTGTCCCTGCAACGAGTGTGAAACTTGGGCGTGGGCGTTGCTTGATTGGGAAGACCAAGAGAGAAAAGAAGGAAGAGACCCTCATGACGATAATCGTTGAACTCATACACACAGATGACCCACACACAAAACTGAAGCGTGGAGACCGGGGCTTGCTGCTGCGCAAGCGCAAAGACCCTTGGGGTGAGGTTGTAGACGTAGCGTGGGACAACGGCTCAACCTTGTCGCTTGTCGCCGGCGAGGACTCATGGACTGAACGAGCCCCGCACCCCGACGACGACTTCATGTACGACTGAAAATAATTTGTGACCGAGGTTGTTGTTATCCCTAATAAGCCCTACATTGAGGGTATGAAGGTAAAGCACCCACACATCAACGTCCCATTGGTCGGAGAAGACGGAAACGCATTCTCCATTCTTGGAAGAGTCTCGCGCATTATGAAGCGCAACGGTCTCCGAGACGAGTGGGACGAGTTCCACAAGGAAGCCACATCAGGCGACTACGACAACTTGCTCCGCACGGTCATGTCGTGGTTTGCGGTGGACGAAGATTACGAAGAGAAAGGTTGTGATTGCCCCTAATAAGGCATACACTGAAGTCATGAACAAAGCACTTGTTATCCCAGCAGAAGGTTCACCCTTCACTACTATCGTTGCCCAACCTGAAGGCGACTTCATCAACAAGACAGTCGGCGGTTGGTTTGACTGTGTTCGCTCCAAGTCATTTCATGGCTACGTGAACGACACAGGTCTCATTGACGGACTCCCATTCAACCCGATTGCGAGCATTGTGTTCGGTCAGGTTATTTGCGGTGACGCAATTCTGTTCGGCTCATTCAGCGCAAGCGGTGAGTATGACGGTTACGAGCACAGCATTGACCCGATGGTGGTTACGGCAGTGAACCAGCAGTACATGTTGTATCGCACTAACTCGGAAGCGAAGGTGTGACCATGTGGTTTCTGTTTGGTATCCTCATCGGGTACTACATCGCCAGCCATGACTGGAGCGACTTGTGGGAAGAAGAAATTGACTGCACACACGCTTGGAGTAACGACCACTGTTATGTGTGTGGGCTTGACCGTTGAGTCTCTCGCCGGCCCCGCTTTGCGAGTATTGCCGAGGTGACGAAGAGTCGCCAGCGATGAAGGTAGTCGCTTACGAGTACGTTGAGACTGGGCTCAGGTACTCGGGGCTTGCCTGCAAGGTGTGTGCTGACTACATTGAGTCCGAGTATTGCGATGGAACAATTATTGCTTGGCAGGTTGTTGTTGAGGATAATAAGCCGTAAGATGGTGTCATAAGGAAAGAGGAGATATGGCTGAACTAATACTAATCGCTAGACTTGCCTTGTCTGTTGGACTTGGTTACATAGTATGGTTTTTAACTGGTATCTGGTATGACGCAGTGTTTAAGGACAGGGACTAAATCCTTTCCGCCACCGTGCTCACATGAGAAACACAATCGGGTGATGGGACATTAGCCCCGAGTTATGCGCTGATAGAAGGTTCATAACAAAGGGCACAGGGGTGGTTCAACTCCACCCCCACCCACTAAGAGCGCGGGGCTTGTCTTCCTTCCCTTTCTGCAAGCCTCGCTCTCTACTTCTAAATAAATCTGCACGGCAGGTTGTTGTTGTGCGTAATAAGCCATACATTGAAGTTATGAGAAACCCAATTATCACCACACCTACTGGCGAAGTCATGTTGTTCAACGACGGAAACCTTATGAGCCTAGACACGAACAGCGAGATAATCACCGAATGGTGGTACAGCCCTGAATGGCAGGCACTCAAACTTTCCTATGGCGACAAAGCCTATTACTATCGGGGAGTGCCTTACAGCGTTATCCACGAGATGTTGTGCGTAGACAGCCTCGGTAAGTTCGCCAACTTGGTTATCAAGCCCAACTACGAAGTACAAGAGGCGGTCAAGTGAGCGAGCCAACGCCCCTCACAGACCTCATCAAGAGGTGGGTAGACAGGAACAAGCCGACATGGGTTGGGTAACTAACTATGTGGCTTACCGAATTGGTAGGCGTGTGAGTCAGCCCCGCCCTCAACCTCAACAATGTATTCCACAGTTCCTGCATAACGAAGAACCCGAGTGCATTCACTTTGCATCATTTTGTCGCAGTTACGGAAGTTGTGACGGACAGGTTTGTGAGTACGAATGAAAGTTATTGAACGACTGTCGTTCGGGTGGGAGACACAAGTATCCCAATACCCGACACACGGGAGCCCCGGGATTTCATACTTCCGAGGAGACTTGGGTGACAAGTGGGTGGACTGCCTACTCCACAGAGACGACAACGGGGAACTGGCAGGGATACTGAACTACTACTCCGTAGACCTTCCACCTGAAAACGCTGGCAACTTCACTCTCATGGTTCGCCCTGACGCACAAAGAACTGGCGTGGCGACGGGGCTGCTGCGTGAAGCGTTCGCCCGATGGGACATTGACCCTCGTGAACAGACTTACACACAAGAAGGCGTGGAGTTTATGAAAAAGTTTCTGCGCACGAATGTTGTGTTTGTACCTAATAAGCCTTAGATTGAAGTCATGAGTAACTACACAGACCACTACACCTACTACAACAACCTCACCGATGCTGAACTTCTTAGCATTATTGACGAGAACTACTACGGCATCGGCGCAACAGGCGTAGATGCGTTAGAAAACTTGCTAGCCGACATTGGTGAAGGCGTGTGGGAGCGTCACGGTGTTCCCGTGTCTCGCATGAACCGAATCACGGTGATGCTTGTAAAGTCGTTCAACGACCGTCAGGTATGGAATGTGGTGGCAGGACTCGTGACTGACGCACAGCGCAAGCAGATGACAAGCCGACCACGCCGAAGTATCCTAATGAGGAAGCGATGAAAGAGGTTTGTCCTCACGCTCACCCGTGGCGGTACGCTCTTGCGTGTCGTATGGAACTAATCCGAAAGAGGTTCAATAAGTGAACTGCACGAACTGTGGGCTAGAAGCCCCGACATCACAACAGCCCGACAAGTACCTTGATGCTGGTTGGTCATTCAACTGGCTTGCGCTCGGACATTACGGTGGTTTTACAGACTGCCTTCCAGAGCGAGACAAGAACCCAAACGACCCCGAGTACATCGCCCACCTATGTCATGACTGTTGCGTGACTTTGTTGCTTGCGATGCCGGGACTCGCCGGCGTTGTCTTCCCTGAAGGTGGTGGTGGACACCCCAACCAAAACGAACATGACACCGAAGATGGAACATTGACTTCACCTTGTTGTCAATGGGCTTGGACATGGAAGAAAAGCCCCGCTGGTTATGACACATACTTCGGCACGGCTGAAGGTGGCTGGAAGAAAATGGATGACTGAGGTTGTGGTTACCGCTAATAAGCCATACATTGAAGTTATGAAGACAGCAGTTAGTTCAGTAAATCGCCCAATACGTTTTGTTGGAAGCAAAGAAGAAGCGGAAGCGAACTTCAAGTCGCACGACTTCCGTGTCTTTGACGGTGAAGCATTGTGCCTCGGCTGCGACTGCAAGCCTCATCACGCTCACGCATCGTACCCTTGTGGAGTTGAAGCCCCTCGTGAAACAGAAACTGTGTGGAACGATGGAACAGTTACAACGGTTCCTGAATGAACAAGATGCCACCGCTTTACAAGTGTGAAGTATGCGGTGTTGGTCTTGACCCAAAGGGCGGGACTGTGCTCAAACTCGTGACGGGTTGGGTGAAGGGAACTGGACGCAACATCATTTACTTGGAAGAGAACCATTACAGGTTTATCCATGAAGTGTGTCGTTCCAAAGAGTCTTCCGCCACCGATACACTTTTCTAACACTTTAGTAAAACAAACGGGGCTGACAAAGCGCTGCGAGAAAGTTGCTAAAAACATTTTTTGTGTGAGGTTGTTGCTGTCCCTAATAAGCCCTACGATAAAGTTATGAATATCCGCTCATTCCCTTCCCGCCATACACGCCTGCGCTTTGCGCTCGCTTCTGTCCTCGTTCGGTTCGCCGTTCGTGTATGCCCTCTAAACTTTGCTGACCGCTTTGCTGAAGAAACAGAAGAGGCTTGTCAAGAACTCGTAGAGAGTGACCCGTTCTACATGGAACTCGGCAAGGCTTGGGACATAGTCGGTTGGACTTACGAAGGTGAGGCTTACTGCCCTGACCACCGTCCTGAAGTGTGTTGCTCTCCTGACGCCCCGCAACCCGTCTTTGCTTCTGACGAACAGGACTTTGCTTGCAGAACTTGTGAGAAGGCGTTAGACTAACCGCATGGACGAACCTAATTTTGACGCAGTGTTTGAGACGCTCGCTCGCATGGAACAAACTCTTGCTCGTGTAGAGAAGTTAGTTACTGATTTCAGCAAGATAGGACCGATGGCCCCGCTGCCGGTAGAAAACTGGAACGGCGAAGAATCTTCAATTGGAGGGCGAATGAAGTCGCTCAAAGATTACAACTTCGTAGTTGCGCCAAATCCATCTAAGAAAGACTAAAGTTCCTAAGACCTCGGGAAACCCCCACAAACCCCCCATTCTGAGGCGACAGTGCCCTACTCTTCGGAGTGGGGCATTTGTTGTTTACGGGCAAGGTCGGGACTTGCAGCGTTGCGCCACTGAATTGCATTTTTTGCATGAACGCTTCCGTAAGCGAGTGCGCCGAAAATAAAGCCGTACTGCTTGGTGACGATTGCATAAACCATCCAAAGACATTCATTAAGAAAAGCAATACCCCAAGCCCACCAATGTCTTTTACCGATGAGCCAGAGCCCCGTCACTCCGAGCGAACTCAGAGCCCATGACCACCACATCAGGACGCTGAACGGCGAATTTTATTTGCTTGGCTGTACAAGCCCATCAAAGCATCGTCAAGTTGATGCCCAGAAGAAGAAGCAATAAACTTCATATCATTGCGAGTCCAGCACGTTACATTCCAACGACCAGCCTGACGAAGAATCTCAAAATCAAGTTCCATCATGTCAAACCACTTCGTGAATTGGGCAATGTCATATCCGCTTGCTGCGGGACTATTCTGTTCTGTTCCCCATGATGATGGCATGTTGAGATACTAGCAAACATTTTTTACTCACAGGTTGCAAGTCTCCCCAATAAGCCGTAACATAGTATGTAGATGAGATAAAACCTCATCGGTGGGTAAACCTACAAAGCCCCACACTGTTGAAGCCGAAAGGTGGAGGTGTGAAGGACGGTGTAGCCCACACAACCAATTTCTGCTAACGGAGAAATGGAAATAGCCCACTAGCCCTCGGACACGACAGGCAAGTGGGTTTTTTTCTGTCTATGAGCACGTGCGCCAGTAGTCCCGCGTATTATTGTTACATGTCAGAAAACCCACCCCCACCTCCTCCTGAGAAAAAGAAAAAGCCAAGACCGCAGTTTATTAAACCTGTCAAACCACGCAGGTGCGGAACCTGTCATTAGGTTGTTAAAACTTTAGTTAAGCCCTATGATGTACACATGGCAAAAGAATTAACACCTGTACAAATGGGCATGGACTTTGAGGACTGGCTGGCTATCGGTCATTCGCAGGGTTGGTGCGGGGCTCCCGTGTGCTACACGCATGACGGACTCCCAACAACAGCCGAGGAGGACGAAGAGTTTGAGGAGCATGACCCGTGTATCCACATCATTCGTCTGTACGACAGCCCCGAAGACCGAGCAAAGATTGAAGAGAACCACTCCCCCTCGGTATGGCGTGGCTCCAATAGAGGTCTCGGTAAATAATCTTCACCATGTTGTGATTGTCGGTAATAAGCCATAGTATGTATTTATGGAAGTACAAGAGACACGTAAACCAAAAGCATGGCGTAATGGCAGATACATTTACTGCATGACCCACGGTCAGACGCAGTGCTACGACATTGAACTCGTCTACGGAGATAACCCTTTGCTAGAGGGTGGACGTAAGTGCGATTGGTGTAAGGCGAAACTGAAGTGACCACAGAGTTTGAAGCCTTTGAGAACCTAGTCAAGTCCCTGCATGACCATCCCACCAACAGGGATAAGAGACATGGTCAGATGTACTTCAAGGTTCTTAGTGAGATACGCCCCGCTATTGCAGAAGTAATCACGGGAACCATGTTTGACCCGTTCTACAAAGACGAGATACATCCAAGTACGTCAGAGATTGTACAGCGCTACTGGCACTTCCCTCAAGATGAAGTGCTTGGCGACTTTGTAGGGAAAAGTGAATAAGTCGGGGCTTCGCCGGCGTTGTCTTCTTCCGTCTAAATAATCACACCCAATTCCTTTCCGCCACCGTAACACTTTTCGGTATCTATTAAGTTTCGTTACACTCCTGAGTCAGTTGCGTTACGCTCTGTGGATAACTTTGTGCGATTGTGAATGTTAGGCATGCCTAATGTTTCACGTGAAACATAGGTAGGTTGCTAAAAAAAACCTACTCGGCAGGTTGTCTCTGTCCCTAATAAGCCATACAGTGATGTCATGAAGGAAATGAAGACCCAAATAGAAGAAGTCGCAAGACTTGCCGAAGAACTCAAAGAGGCTCTCAAAGGGCTCACGGGCCCGAGCGGTCGGATGACGACCTACTGGAACGGAAAGCCTGCCGACTGGCCAGCGAACTTGCCGTGGAGCGACGAAGCGGTCGCCCGAGCCAGCAACGCTCTCGGGTCGCTGACGCTGGAAGAGGAGGATGAGTGACCGAGCGAATAACGCCGACCAAGCGCAGAGCCGAGCGAAAGGCAGAGCAGAAGCGCATCTCACGAAACTGGAAGCGCAGACAGGCGTACTACCTCAAGTTCGTAGCCGACCGACCCGCTCGCTGTCACGACTGCGGGACTACAAAAACCGCAAAAGAAATGTTTAAGTACGCACGGCGAGAAGTGAGCGTCAACAACCAGTGTCGCCCGTGCTCCGACAAAGAGTTTGAGATGGACTACGGGTACGAGCCCGAGTACGAAGGCGACCGCATCTACTGGAAAACGCATCCCTAGCGCGGGGCTAGAAGACACACCCGCAACAAGTTCCCTTCATCAGAGAACCCGCCCGCACTTCCGCAGGCGGGCTCTTTGGCGTGTGACGAGAGCCACGTTGTGATTACCCCTAATAAGCCATACATTGGAGTCATGAAAGGGAAGGAGGAGAAAATGAATACATGCCCAAATTGTGGCTATGAGTACGGCTACGATAAGCCTGACGATTGCCACTGCGACTAGTTCGCACAGCCTACGAGAACCCACCTGTTGCCCTCCGCAGGTGGGTTTTTCGCTGTATCCCTTTATGTCTGGTTTCTGGCGACGGGCGCAGCCCCGCATTACACTGGGGACGTGAGTTCTCTACATCTTGACGATGACCACTTGGTTCTAGACTTCCCTTATGACGCACAGCAGGTAGCCGAGGTGAAGCGCATCTACGGAGCAAAGTGGGACAAGGTCGGTCGGGTTTGGCGACTCCCGATGGTTTCGTTGGATGATGCACGGGACTTCGCCGGCCGCTGCGGAATACCAGTTTCTTCAGAATTAATGGTGTTTACTCTTCCAGCCCACAAAAACGAGGAAAAGGGAATCTACATAAACGGCAGTTGGATTTATTTGTCGTTTGGTTATGACCCAGTAATGGTGAGGTCTGTCAAGGGAATTGCTGGAATTACATGGCATGCGAAGACAAAGGCGTGGCGAGCCCCGATGACTTCAATAGCGGAAGTTGTTAAGTGGGGTGACACCTTTAAGCAGGTTGTCCCAGACGATGTTCGCAGTGCGCTGTCCGAGGTGGAGAACTCCCTTACTGAACTAAAGGAAGCATCCAGACTGACTGATGCGGATATTGAAATCCCGGGACTTACCGGAACGTTACTGCCGTACCAGAGAGCAGGAGTTGCATATGCAAGCAAGGCGAGGCAAACATTCATTGCCGATGAAATGGGACTTGGTAAGACGCTTCAAGCAATGTCTACGCTTGAGGTCACTAACTTGGAGAACCCGTCGTTTCCCGCAGTAGTTGTTTGTCCAGCGACACTTGTTCTTAACTGGAAGGCTGAGTACACTCGTTGGTTTCCTCATCGCAATGTATCTGTAGTCACCGATAGGAAGACATTCCCAACAGACTATGACATTGTTGTTATTAGTTATTCTAACGTTAATCACTGGGAAAAACAACTTCTTAATCACAAATCTTATGTGTTTGATGAAAGTCATTACTGCAAGAACCCATCTGCACAGCGAACCAAAAGTGCGGTGAAGATTGCACGTTCAGCCCCGGCATCTGGAGTTGTACTCTGTTTGACAGGAACACCAGTTACCAACCGACCAGCCGAGTATGCAAGCCAACTCAAAATCATTGGGAAGTTGGACAAGTTCGGAGGAGAGTGGGGCTTCTACAGACGTTACTGCAACGCTTTCAAAGATAAGTGGGGGCAGTGGCATCTTGAAGGTCACAGCAACCTAGAGGAATTAAACGAGAGATTGCGTTCGCTCTGTTACATCAGGCGCACAAAAGAACAAGTGCTAACCGAACTGCCACCTGTTATTCACGACCCCGTGCTTATTGACGGGACTGCAGCCGGTATGAAGGAATACAAAAAAGCCGAAACTGACATCGTTGAATACTTGGTTCAGAGGGCTAAGGAAATTGCGTTGGAACTTGGAGAGTCACCAAACTCGGCAGCCGTTGTAGCACGCATCAAAGCAGAAAGCAACCAACATCTGGTTCGCTTGTCAGTTCTTCGTCGTTTGTCAGCAAAAGCAAAGATGCCCGCAATTAAGGAGTGGGTGGAGTCCCGTGTGGCGGAGGGACGCAAAGTTGTTATTGCGGCTCATCACAGAGACGTAGTGGACGAGTTAGCCAAAGAGTTCGGCAACTTACGCATTCAAGGGGGCATGGATATCGGTGAGATAGAAGCGCAGAAGCATAAGTTTATGACATTGCCATGTGAAGAAGCACCTGTGATTGTCCTCTCAATCCAAGCAGCAAAGACGGGGCATAACCTGCAAGTTGCACAAGACGTACTTTTTGTTGAACTTCCGTGGACGCCCGCTGATGTAGACCAAACCTACAGTCGCTGTCATAGATTGGGGCAGAAGTCTTCCGTTACGGCGACTTACTTGCTTGGTAATGGAACGATAGATGAGGAAATCTACAACCTCATTGAACGCAAGCGTGGTGTTGTAAACCAAGCGGTTGATGGCGGCAGCCCCGAGAATGAGTCCGCATCTTCGTTGATTATGGGAATGTTGTTCAAAGATTTGTGATAACAGGTTGTGTATGGGTCTAATAAGGCATACATTGAAGACATGAAAGAAGAAGTAAAAGACTCACTCATAGGCATAGGGTACGGTCTAGCAATAGCCCTACTCGCAGTCTTTGGGGTAATCAGCGGTAAGACCGCAATAATCATTGGATTAGGAACGGTTGCATTTAGTTTCGTTCTCATCTTTGTCTCAATCGTCACAGAAGTAATGAAGGAAAAGTAATGGACTTAGCAGTCAATCTCCACCCAGTAGTAGTCGTGTTCTTTGTAACAGCACTCATCGGACTCCGTATCCTGAAGTTGGAACGATTCAATAAGAAATAAAGGTTCGCAAAGTTCCTTTCCGCCACCGTACTATGTTTCAGTTTTGTATGAAATGCTTTCCCTCGGGACTGCTGTATGGGCGTGTCTTCCGTGATGACCTGTTTGTTTTCGGTGAAAAATCTTCACAAAAAAACTTTTGGTCTAAGGTTGTTATTATTCCTAATAAGGCATAGAGTGTACTCATGAAGCAAGACCTACTAAGCACATTCACTCACATCACTCGCATTGACGAAAGGGTAATACTCCGAACGGAGAAGTCCGAAGACAACGCAAAAGAGATAGCGTGTATCAACGAAGCGCAAGCCGTAGGAGTTGAGAAGTTACTCAAGAGCCTGTGGGGAGTGCGTCAAGCATAACCTCACACACAAGAAGCCTCAGCCCCAGTTCCCCTTCATTTAGGGGCTGGGGCTTTTTGCTGTCTTGGCACACCTGTTGCAAGTAGCCCCGTGTTTCATGTATGCTCAGATAAATCTAATGAGAAGGTGCTGGTATGGCTCACGAACTGGAAATGACTGCAAGCGGAGTAGCACGCATGGCGTACGCCGATAGGGAAATCCCTTGGCACAGGCTCGGGAAGCCGATGAAGGGCTTACAGACGGCAGAGGCGATGCTCTCGGCTGCTCAGGCTGACTTTGATGTCATTCTCACTAAGGTCGTAGCAGTAGACGACAACGGCAACATCTTTCGCAATCCAGATGGCAGCCCCGTTTTTGTAGAAGACAGCCGAGCCACGATGCGCATGAACTTGGATGGAAGTTATGACGGATTGGCGACAGTTGGAACACGATTTGTGGTTCAGCAAAATAAGGAATGTCTTGACAGAGCATTGGCAATCGTCGGGGCTTCTAAAGGCGACGCGTTGGTAGATACTTGCGGTGTACTTAACGGTGGGCGAGAGTTCTTCGCTTGTCTTGACCTTGGGGAAATCATCATTGACCCGAAGGGTGTTGCCGACAAGATTAACCGTTACCTGCTCGTACGCAACGGTCATGACGGGAAGACTGCCATTACATACGCAAACACACCAATCAGAGCCGTATGTAAGAACACTGTTATGGCGGGACTCGCCGGCGCACGTTCAGTCTTCACAGCACGCCACACTCGTAATGCCGACCAAGCAATCGAAGATGCGCAACGAGTTCTTGAACTTTCTACAATGTATTCAACAGAATTTGCACACCTCGCTACTCGTTTACTGGGAATACCCGTAATGGCTGGTTCATCATCACTTGACAAAATCGTTAATGGCGTTTTCCCTCACAAGCACGGAGAGACAGAGCGTCAGCGCAAGAATGTAGACGACATCCATTTGATGGTGCGTGGTCTGTATGTAAACACCAAAAACGCAGGCGGATATGGGTTTAACGGCTGGTCTGCTTACAACGCTGTCGGTGAATACTTGGACCATTACCGGGACGCCAAGGCCGACGAACGTGCGATTGCGTCAATGGATGTGAACTCATGGGTGTCTCGCAAGAAAGCAACTGCTCAAGAAATTATTCTGTCGCTCGCTTGACATAAAGAAGTGGGACAATGTAGGCACAGGGATGCAGTACATTGGGGAGCAGTATGGATGAAGATTTTGAACCAGAAGAAGAGTTTGAAGTCCCGAACGAGATACTCGCAGAGTTCGTCGGTTCATTCATGTCTATTGCAGGTTCCGCCGAAATGATGTACAGAAAGCATTATTGTGAACTGATTGCTCAAAAGGTTTACAACCAATTTGGTCTTGATGGTATGTGCGAACTAATGATGGCGATGGATAAGCGTGCTGATTGGATTTCGGATATTATTCTGGAAGCCCCGGATTTGGAGAACATTGCGTTCAAGAAATACGGAATCTACGACCCTGACCTTTCAGCGAAGGCTCGTCAGACGAAGGCTATTGCGGAGATGAACACAAAGTTGTGGAGACTCAGACGCAAGTACGCAAAAATTATTGTTGATGAAATCATGGGAGAAGAACAGTGACCATCACGAGATTCGGAAGCATTAGACCGTTTGACGGAACTGAAGCAGAAAAGATTGCAAACCACAAGACGCACGATATGAATCCAGAAAAGGTGAACTGGAACGTACCTAAAGCATGGTTGGAGCAGACGGATGTTCCTCTGTCAGAGTTCCAAGACCGGTGTTCAAAGTGCGGGGCGTGGGAAAAAGGCGACAAGTACGACTGGCCTTGCGGTAAGCCTGGGACATACGGCGATTAATAAAGGTTGCTATTGTGCCTAATAAGCGATAGTATGTGCTTATGAATCAAGGGAGTTGTAGTAATCATCGTGCTTCTTTGCAACGATATTAGTTACTTCTTTACACACAGGACAACGAGGAGTTCTACCCTCCATGAAGTGTGAAGGAATCTCACCACACGAACACTTCAGGAATATCTCAACTCCGTACTGACGAATTAGTTCTTTGCGAGACATTACTTACTACCGCTCGTTGCCTTCCAGTGCCCAATACCGCCATTATCAAAAAGATACTTGGCTACTTTGAGATTGCATTTTGAGTTGAGAAGAACATTGAGATTTGTTCCTCCGCACACCTGTCTAGTCACCGTTCTCCATGATGAGTTGATTTGTAGTAATCCATAGTCTCTAGTCCCATTGGAGTTCGGCTTGGAAACAACCTTTTCCTGACAGCGACTTTCTCTCCACATAATGTACGAGAACTTCTTTACAGGTACAAGTCCTTGTGCTTTTAATTTGCTTTCCCACTGGGGGCAACTTTTAACTTCCGATGTAAGACTTTGGGAAGAAACTTTCCCCGATAGTCCCGCTGCCTTCACTGACGAAGTTGGGCGAGTCTTCAGCCATTCAGCCATTCCTGCTTCGGTGTATCTATCTCGTGCAGGTTTGCGAGTTTTCCAGTTGACGCAATTCTTGCCCCAGTTGCTGATGTTCTTGGCACCAACTGCTGGTCTGAAGAAAGGCTTATTATTTAACTTGTCATCCAGAGTCCCGTAAACGTTCTTTGTTTGAAACCCAAAGAAGGCAGTGCGGTTAGCGACAATGATTTGTTCATGCTTTGTTGCTTTTGATGGGCGAGAACCAAACTGTTTGCCTCCGAAGTTAACCCATACTGACTGCGCCATTCCAAGTCCACCAGAAAAGTAGCCACCGTCATTCCATTTATGATTTGTCTCGCACCATGAAACTGCTTCCCAAAAGGCAATAGAACCGCCCTTTTTTGACTTCAATTGCAAGACTAACTCTGGGTGCATACCACTTGCAGACATAGCCGTAACTTTAAATAAGTCAGGGCTCAACGACTGCGGAACAGAAGTTGATGGAGATGCAACAGTCGGAGGTGAATCCGTAGCCTCGGCTTTCGTCGTCAGTCCAGTAAAGGAAATAATAGATAGAGAGATAGCCAAAAGGCGTACGGGGTGTTTCAAGAGTTTCTCCTGTGCTCGGCGGATAGGGCAACAGGCTGTTAACAAGCGCCTGCCTATGTCGTCGTCAGTGTTAACTGAGTAATACTATTTTATCAGCGGAACAAGCGTTTGGGCAGATTATGAAACCCTTACGCACCAAGGTTTTGCGGGGCTCGCCGGCTGAAACCCTTGCCAGATAAGGCTCAAATCAGGGGTTATTTTCCAAAAAAGTTTTGATGTATGTTTCTATGTCCTGAATAGCCATTTTCACCACTATTTCACTATTAGACACGACTTCTGTGACCTCAAAGCCGAGGGAGTCAAGCAGGTGTCCAGCAACTTCCTCATAATCCTCAAGCATTATCTGTTCTTCTTCAGCGGGAAGAGTGTCAAAGTCAACGTCAGCCATCTCTAATAGCATCTTCGCCATGTGCTTTGTAACTTCCACACGCATTTCAAAAGAATTTAAACTCATGAGTTGATTGTATGCCTTAATGCTGGTAACGTCAACCTCGCCCAATACGTATTTATGTAGATAGGAATAACATGGCACTTACACCCACAACTCTGGTAGGAAACCTCACATCCGACCCAGAACTCAAGTACACAACAACACAGAAAGCAAAATTGACTTTCTCTATTGCTGTGAACGACAATTATGTTGATGCTTCAGGCGAAAAAGTTGAGAAGGCTTCCTTCTTTAACGTTGTCGTTTGGGGATACACAGCAGAACATGCAGCCAATGTCTTGGAAAAAGGCATCGGAGTAGTTGTAGTCGGGACTCTTGACCAGCGGTCATGGGAAGACAAGGATGGACAGAAGCGTTCAACCGTAGAAGTCAAGGCACAAGAAGTCGGCATCATCTGTCGTTCTATTGAGTCTCTTGAGCGCCGTAAGGTTAATGCTGAAGGAGCACAAGCACCTAAGCGTGCAAAGCCAGCAACAACAGCACCAACACCCGAGGACGAACCGTTCTAATTCTGTATTAATAACAGAAAACTAAAGCCCGTCTGCCTTTTTGGTGGGCGGGCTTTTGTTATTGTATGGGCATGACGACCGAACGTAGGAAAGCACCTCGCAGAGAAGTGAAAGAAATACGAAGAGTCGGTTCGTGGGGAAATGTTGAATATCACCACGTTCTTGTGTGCGGTCACATTGAGAAGAAACCCCGGGCCTCTTCAGCCCCGAAAATTGCATGTGCATGGTGTCTTCGCACAGAAGCAAAAGAACTTGAAATGGTTGCACTAACTCAAACAGTAAGACCGCAAATAGATGATGAAAATTTGGCGAGCGAAGAAACAGAAGTTAAGATGGCGCAAGCATCTATCGCATCACAATTCGGTGTTAGAGCAGACGCAGTTGATGTAGTAACAAAAGATGTAGACGGTGTTTTACAAATTCGTTACGCAACAGTGTTTCTAACTGAGAAAGATGTCCGTAGGATAGCGGGACAACAGACCTGAGGAGGTTCACATGGAACAGGGGGCATTCGCACCTGAAGGTGGGGCATGTGTAGGAAAACCAACCGAGTGGTGGTTTCCATTACAGAAGACTGGTCGCAAAGAAGAAGTAGACGAACTTCGCAAGAACACAGCGCAAGCAAAGATTGTTTGTTCAGGTTGTTCAGTATCTAGAGAATGTCTTGAATACTCACTTGAGTGGGAACCTTGGGGTATTTGGGGCGGCATGGAAGAGCAAGAACGTGCACATCTTCGTTGGAGTCGTAAGTTACGTTTACATCGTGATGGTCGTATTGTTTTTAGAGGCGTCGGTATGCGTGATGCAAATGGTGATGTATTCGCCGGCCGGAACTGAGCAGCCCCGTGCTTGAACATACTAATCAATTCTTATCCAAACTTAATGGTGTTCGTGAAACATCAAACGGATGGGAAGCACGCTGTCCATGTCGCAACGATGATGACAACCCATCACTTGCTGTTAGTGAAGATGAAACAAACGGGAACATTCTTCTCACTTGCCATCGTGGTTCACCATGTTCTTCTAAAGAGATTTGCGAATCAATGGGGTTAACGCAGACTGCCTTGTTCGCTCCATCAAAACGTGTCACTAAAGAAAAGTTGACATTGGTTAAGTCGTATGACTATTATGATGAAAGCGGAGAACTTCAGTTCCAAAAACTACGTTATGTAGATAGTGCTGGTAAGAAAACATTCCGTCAACGCAAGCCTGATGGTAAAGGTGGTTGGGAGTATTCACTAGGTGATATCCCAAAGATTCTTTACCGCTTACCTCAAGTGCTTCAAGCCGTCAAGAGCAATCAACCTGTATGGGTAGTTGAAGGTGAAAAAGACGTAGAGACCCTCATCGCAATGGGGATTGTCGCAACAACAATGCCTGGTGGTGCAGGTAAGTGGCTTGATATCCACACTAAGGCTCTCGCTGGAGCAGTAGTAGAGATTATTGCGGACCGAGACGAAGTTGGCATGGCTCACGCACAGGTCGTACTTAGAGAGTTAACTAAGGCTGGATGCCAAGCACAGATTTGGGCATCGCCAAAACATAAAGACATTACTGACCACCTCGGTGCTGGTATGAGTATTGATGAACTGGAGTACGTAGACCCAGTCGCCGGCATAGAAGTCCCGTTGAAGACAGACGATGCGGAAGAAGTAGAAGTAGTTGAAAACCCATTCGCAGATGCGGCTCAGAAGTTAACTGAACTACTTACCCGTACAGACTTGACACCACAACAGTTGTTGGTAAAAGCAAATAGTATTGCTACGAGCGTTGGGCAAAACGCACCAGTTGACTTTGGTCGTCTTGTTGTATGGGATGAGTTCGTAGAAGAAGAGTTTGACGATTCGTATGACTGGATTATTGAGGGCCTATTAGAGCGGGGCGAACGAGTCATCGTCGTCGCTGCTGAAGGTGTTGGTAAGACGATGCTTGCACGACAGATGGCAATCCTCTGTGCTTGTGGTATCCACCCATTCACGTATCAGCGCATGAATCCAATTCGTACATTGACTATCGACTTAGAAAACCCAGAACGCATCATTAAACGCACATCTACTGACATTATGAAGCGGGCTAAGGCTCGTAGCGGAATGAAGAAGGTAGATGCGCAGTTGCTTATCAAACCTGCTGGTCTTGACTTGATGAAATCTAGTGATAGAGATATTCTGGAACGAGCGATTGAGACAGCAAAGCCTGAACTTCTAGTTATGGGACCTTTGTACAAGGCGTTCGTAGACCCAGGTGGGAGAACATCAGAGTCGGTCGCCATTGAGGTGGCTAAGTATCTTGACTATGTCAGAGACACATACAAGTGTGCATTGTGGTTAGAGCATCACGCTCCTTTGGGGGAGAGCATGAATAACCGACAGTTACGTCCATTTGGTTCTGCTGTGTGGTCCCGTTGGCCTGAGTTCGGTATCTCTCTTACTCCAGACATTGGTGGGGGTGTTCCATTCCTGTACGATGTAAAACACTTCAGAGGTGCACGTGATGAGCGTCAATGGCCTACTAAAATAAAGCGTGGGACATTATTCCCATTTGAGGTCGTAGAGTTTGCGAAGGTCACCACATGAGTGAAGAAAAATCAAACAAGGTAATGACAAGGGAGTTCCTAGCGGAGCGAGACTTGCGTATCTTCAAGATGAGACAGGCTGGTGTCGCTACAGCAGAAATCGCCAGAAGATTTGAAGTTTCAACATCTGTTGTCAACAAAGCAGTTCAGCGCCAACTTGAGAAGTTGAACCGTGAAGCCCTTATGGCATACCCTGAGGTGCTCCGTATGGAGTTGGAGCGCCTAGATAACCTGCAGTCGGCTATCTGGCCCCTCACACAGCATCGTAAGGTCCGTATGGACGATGGGTCAGAGGTTTCGGTAGAACCAGACCTCAAGGCCATACAGCAGGTTCTGTCAATCATGGATAGGCGTACTAAGTTGTTGGGCATGGAAAGCAGTAATGTCAACATCCAAATGGATGTTAGAGGAAACGAGCAGAGCCCAATCAAGGCAACTCTTGCTGGAGCCGCTGAGATTGCTATTGACGTACATGCCTTTGACCCAGAAACAGAGGCTCGTAAACTCCTAGAGATTATGGGTTCGTCAGGTGTTCTTCCTATTGAGGCAGTTAGAAGCATGCTTGGGTCAGCAGATATCCAAGATGCAGAAGTGGTAGAAGCAGATGAGTGAAGAAGAAAATAACCTCGCTATGGCGATGGACAAGGTAATCGATGCTGAAGGTGTAGCCGTATCGGCGGAACTTGATGCGGACAACGGCCCCGCTGGAAAGCAAATCCTCATTCGTATTCCCGAAAAAGACAGGGAAAGATGGAAACAAGCATCTGAGATTACTGGTCAAACGATGTCTCAGTTGATTCGTGACTCTGTAAACCACAGCGTCGCCGGCATTCTTGATTGTCAGCACCCAATAAACAGACGCAGATATTACCCGTGGGCAGAGTTCTGCTTGGAGTGCGGACAGAGGCTTAGGGGCTAATGGAAGAAGTAGAACCCGTACTTGTTGCTATTAGGTACTCAATATGCCATAAGTGCGAGCATCTTCGCAAGTTTCGCAAGACATGTAAGGTCTGTGGGTGTTTTGTTCTTACAAAAGTAAAGTTTGACGGAGAATCATGTCCGTTAGGAAAGTGGTGAGATGTTAGCAATACTTTGTTTTAGTGCATTAACTGTCTTGTTCTCAGTAAATGTAGCGCTATGTAGAACACTTGTCAAGTCAAATAAGAAGATTCGTGTGTTGGAAGCGAAAGTTCAACAGTGCGAGGACAGGGTCAGGGGAATAAGACTGGCGCTTAAAGTCCTTGGCAAGAAAGTAATCAACTCCAAGGATTAGTCTCTGGCTCTACGTGAAGCATTCTCTGCACTTCGTGTATTTGCAACGAACTGATTACCCTGCCTACTTCCAATGATTTTCTTACGGTTTGTTGCTGTCCTCTGCGCTGGCGTAAGACGAGACCAAGCAGAAGCAGGTAGATAACGGCGAGTCCCGCCTTTACGTATTGCATTCTTCCCATCTGACGTTCTCCATCTCTGACGAGTCCACTTCTTTAGTGAACGTTGTGTCTTACGTAACCCACCCCTGTAGCCACCGCCTGCTTTTCTGTACTCAACTGCAAGCATTTGCGCTTTTCTAGCAGACCATTGACCAGGCTTGCCACCTTCATCTCCTGCCATAATCCTGTCTTTGATGCGCTCACGCAGTTCAGGCTTTGTGTAGGAGAGTGACTTAACTTCTTGGGATGGGTAGTTGTTAAGGAAAGAACCAATAGACGTGTCAACCCATTGGAGCGACTTCCCTTTTACTGTTTCACGAGAGTCTTCTGGGTCTAGTTTTTTGAGGAGAGCAATAATTCTCTCTTGCAGTTCAGGGTTTTCAATGGACGCAAGTGCTGTCTTGAGGTCATTAATGGTTAGTGCGTTATTGTCTTTATCTGTATTGGATATCATTTAAAACCTCAAAGCCAAGGAACTTTGCTATTAGCGCTTTTTGACGCTATTTCTTTTAGTCTAGCCACTGGGATGTCAAGGAACTCTGAAAGCATTAAGTAGTGCGATTCAAGAAGTATGACTGGTTTTGTGTTTTTCCCAGGCAACATGTGTGTGAGCAATTCAGCGATGTACTCACTTCTCTTTGTCTGGGCATAACGGCTAATCATCCCTGCTGCTGTATGGTCTTCGTCAGGCAGAACTTTGATTGAAGAGAGGTTAATCTCTGCCAAGCCTGCATCTTTTGCTTTTTTGATGGCGTCTTCAAGAGTCTTCACCATCTGCTCGGTGTCCTTCTCATAAGCCTTGCGCGCCTTTTTACTTCTACTCATAGCCATTGCATGGATTGTGTGTGACAGTTCATGACGGATGACATCTTCTGTTGACAACTGCCCGTCAGTGACTGAGTTTGTGATGTAGTCCCGGTTTACGATTCTCTCGGGGAATGTGATTATTCCGAACTCAGGATGGTACTCGCCCTCGATGTTGTCCCATCTTGATAGCCCAAGTCGCTTGCGGTCTCCGCCCCATACCTCATCACGCACTGCGCCCCATTTTGTAACAAGCATCATCGGGATGTCGTATTCACCAAGAAGTTCTTCAAACCCTGCCGAGTCAGCAAGAACTTTCTCAAGTTTCTGTGACAACTTTGCTTGCGCATCCCAATCAACTTCCATTCTGTCAATCATGTCAAGGATGTGTTCCCTGTCTTTGCCTTTAGAAAATGGAGACTTCTCTAATATGTCAGCAAGTTGCGATGCATTGGTTGGAACACCTCTGTCAATAAGTTCACGTCTGGTCGCCGGCTTTGGACGAGGACTACCTTCAGGTCTGAATTTCTTTGCAAGTTTCTTTGCTGAACGGCTTTGACGAGAAGAAAGACCACTCGTAGTCTCTGTGTTTTTTAGAACAGTCTGTCTTACAATGTCGTTCTTTACGATTTCAGCCTTGACACCCTTGCTACTGCTTGAAAGACCACGGCTTGAAGAGGCATTGTGTGTATTGCCATCATCAAGAAGCGTAATAAGTTCTTCTAACTCTGCTGTATCTGCAAAGTCGATAGCGCTATCTATCGCCCACTGCTTGATGTACCATTTATCTTCTTGTCTAATTTCATCGCGAAGTGGCTTAAACTCTCCGTCAACACGGTTGAACTCAAACGTCTGGAACCATCCAGCCTTTAGGTTGAGCAATTCATCTTTGGATACGTTGTTCTCTTCTGCCCATCTATCCATAAGAGAGAACATGGCAAGCATATTTGCCCATTCACCATGCCTATCAAAGCCTCTACCAGTGCCCAGATGGCCCCATGAGTCGTGTGAATTAAGGTCGTTGTCGTCAAAAGGACGAACGATTGGACTTCCTAGGTCACGTAGTCCCTCTGCCCATATTCTCAACCAAGGAGAAGTTCCATTTTCGTCAGGAGATAAACCTTCTGGCTGTGGAGAAGTTGGTCCCTGTTTTGTTTTAATGATTTCATCAAGAAGACTGGCAGCCCATGCGCTGAATTCCTTCTTAAGTCTTGTTGATTCACCCCTGAAAGCCTCGGATATTTTTGCCTTGTCACCATCATTTGTGCTTCTAGTCCAAAACTCTTCAGGAGTATCTTCTCCCATAGATTTCTTGACAAGCCTATCAATTAGTTCTTTTACTCTCTTTAGAGTTTCTTTGCTTGGGCGTACAACAGTAGACCAATCTCTATCGTCCGGTATCTCTTCTGATAGAAGCGGATGAGGCTTGGCATAAATAAAAGGAATACCATCTTCACCAACAGATATGCGAACAGAATCAATTAACTCTTGTTTTTGACCTTCTAGAGATGGACTTACTTCTATCTTTTCTAGTTGCGGAACATCCGGAAGAACTTGTTCAAGAATTTCAACTTCAGCAGGAGACAGTTCAATCTCTTTGGCTATTTCTTCTACGCTCTTACCTGCTGGATTTGTTGGAATTCCACGAGAAGAAAGACCACCAACACGCTCCTGAATTGATGTTATTGCTTGCTTTGCGTTTAGTGGGGCAGGTCCACTGTCTCGCCGGCTCTGAATATCCTGCTGAATAGCCATGTCTACCCATCCCGCCCATGTGCTTGATGCAGGATTCTTTGGGTCTGGGTCGTTGTCTGCTACTAGGGACGCAATAGGGGTGTGTTTGCCTACGAGATGAGTTTCACCAACACTGTTCTCTTCGGTGGCATCATCGCCTATCTTCACTCTGAAGATATGGATACCCGTGGAAGGTGCTTTACCTACACTATTGCCCCACTCATCTGTTCCTTCTTGTGCGTATCTTCCTCCATAAGAACTAAACAAGTCTTGTAGTCCTGATGCCCTGTATGTACTGCTGTACTGGTAATCGTCTGCAATCAACTGGTCGGCTACTTTGTCAAGTCTAGATAGTGTTCTGTTTCTATCTTGAATGAGACCTTCAATATCAGAAATTCCTGATTCTCCTACGGTTCTTGTTGGGATATCTCTATCTGAACGGCTCACCCCAAGTAGCATTCTCGCTCTTCCTGCCCGCAGTGAATCTTTCGGGTCGGTTTTTGCAACTTCATTAAAGTCAATGACGCCGTTATTTTCTTCAGCCAGACGCTTTATGTCTTCCAGGATTGATATGTCTCGTTTAGCATCGTCACGCTTGCCAACCATAAACCTTGCTGTTTCGTCATTGATTTGACGAGTATTTCCTTGAATACCAGCACCTACTTGTCCTCGTGAACGAGATGGGTCAATCATTCCATCTATCAATTCAGATGCACCCCAGTGAAGAACGTAGACAGCATCAGGGTCATTTGGGTCAGTAAACCTAGTCGCTCTATCTCTGTATGAAAGGGCATTAACCTCTGCGCTTCTTCTGCGTAGTTCTTCTGCGAGAGCAGGGTCAGCAAGGAGTTCTTCAATATGGAAGGTGTTGTCTGGCTTATCCTTGGTAATGAAGTCTTTTGTTTCTTCTAACTTCGTAACTTCCTTTTCAAGACGGTCTATGTCCGCTCTTCTATTGCGTCCAGCAGACTCAATATCTTTAACGTACTCAGCAATCTCTTCATCAAGAGTTAGGCCGTTCTTAATGGCTTGTGCTTCTATCTCTTCCCGTGTTGCGGTAACGGGAGGCTTGACACCTTGGTCGTTGATTCGTATGTTGTACTTTTCACCCTGCCACGAACCCGTCTCCTGAAGTTCTTCCATTGCTAGACGAAGGCGACGGTTTATGTCGTTAAGTTCTTCAATTTCTGTGCGCTTAGCATCAATATCTGCTTGGAACTTCTCTTGCGCTTTTTCAGGCAAGCCTGATTCCGCTCTGCGGAGTGGTGCGCTAGATGAAGCAAGACCACTTGTATCCCGTGAGCGTAGTGGTACGACTCTTCCCTGACTAGGGTCGAATGTGCTTCTGTGCTCAAGTTCTATGCGAGTAATGCCATCTTCAGTAGTGTCTCTTCTTACTACTCTGAATAGACCTGCCGTAACTACCTCATCATCCTTGAGCAGTGCTACTTGTGCTCCGTTATTGAGAGTTACTAGTGTTCGTGGAGTATTGGACGGAGTAGTAAGTACTTCTCTAGTTCTGCTTTCATCACCAAATGACGTAAGTGGCAATGTGATATCTGAGTTAATGTCAGTAGTCATCAATGATGATTCAGGACCAACATTTTCTAATACCCGTGAGTGTGGTGTATCGGTAATGTTGTCGCCGGCATGAACTGTGTAAAGACCAGAGTATGTATGTTGTGCCATCTCTCGTACTTCATCACGAACGCCAACATCACCTGTGCTTGTTCTACCATCCATGATTGAGCCAATAACACCGCTATTTCTTTCATTGTCACCCATAGTTCCAAGACCCATAAGTGATGCAGAGATAAGGCGCATTGAGTCGTGCCCTTCTTCTGTAGACCATGCTTCTGATGCCAAGTTCCACAGGGATGGATTATCGTCACCTGTATCAAGTATCCACTTATCATCACCTAATGACATGGTGATAAGCGATGGAGAGTTCTGTGTAATAACTGCTTCAGGTAGAGGATTAAAATCTCTACGACTCGGACCCGTAGGCTTTGATGAGAAGTTGTCTGCAGTCGTAATTGTCCTCTTTGATACTGACTCAACCCGTGATGAAAGACCGTTTGATTTATTCCAAGGTCTTTCATGTTTGCCATTAGCATCAACTTGTAGACCTAAGGCTCTTGCTACGAATCCACGCAACTCATCGCTCATGTATCTGTTGCGCATGCCTTTATCTGGCGAGAAGAATAGCGATACTGCCTCTGCCCATAGTTCTTGCCGGTTAAACAACGCATATTCTCCACGAAGCATTGGTAACGGAGGGTACGATGGGTCTACTGACTGCATTATCTCTTGAACTTGTCCAGTAAGAGTAGGTGACCATATTTCTGGATGTATTGCAAGTACGTCAATAAGTTGGTTAATTGAGTCCTTGGCACGTGGGTCTATTCCACTATTTGTGATAAGCGCTGATAACTGAGCACGTTGGCTAGCGTCACTTGAAAGAATGAGTGCACCCGCATTAAAGGTTCTCTTTAACTCTCTTATTCTTGCTTGACCTTCTTGCGATGATAAATGAGGAAAGAAGTAAGCAGCCTTCTCTTGCCTAATAAGGTTCTTCTGTTGCCTATCGTTAGTACCATCTTTTTTGAAGAAGTTCATAGACATACTCATCCATAGATAATGCCCGAATTCATGACGCAAGGTGTCAGCACGACTGTATCCAAAGTTTCTTATGTACGGTTCATCGTTTACATCCGTAGCACGCATACCTGATTTGGGAAGGTATCCACTTGGGCGGTCCTGTTGCATCATGTCTGCGGCCATATTGAGTGCAATAAAGAATGAACCCGTAGACCAACCCATAGTTCCGTGATAACCACTATCTGATGGATGTAGTGCGTCAAACATATCACTGACTTGACCACCATTAGAAAGGAATTCATGCACTGCTTTACCATCAGTAACTATCACTGGAGGAAGTCCAAAGTTTCTAACAGCCCATGCAAATTCAGGACTTTCCTTGAGAGCGTCTAAGACTATCTTCTTCGCTTTTTCTCTTCCTTCAGGACTAAAGTCAATAAAGACCTTTCCTTTTGTTTCGTTAACAAGTATGTCTTTTAGTTCAAGTCTGCTTGTTAGGACCTTCATGAAATCTGCTGTCCCTGGGTTTCCCCACATGCCCGTGTGCATAGCCATTTCGACCATATCTTCGGCGTTCATTGGTACTACGGCATCCGCTATTTCTTCATCCGTAGCATCTTTTAACCAATTGGCACCACTGAGAGCATTGAATGAATCACTTGGGTCTCTTACGCCGTTTTCGTCACGCTTTACTGTTCTGCTAGAAAGACCTGATGTTGCTCGTGAAGTATCAGCAGTTAATTTGTCAATAACCTCATCACCTGATGGTGGGTTAAACATTCTCTCAATAATCTTGTTCAT